ACAGAAGTTGTTTTTAATCCAAATAAAAATGGTAGATTTTTTATTTCTTGGGTTCCACCTAAAAGATTACAAAACAATGTAATAATAAAATTAGGTAAAAAATATCCTGGAAATGAACAACTAGGAGCATTTGGTTGTGATCCATATGATATATCAGGGACAGTAGATAAAAGAGGATCAAAAGGATCTTTACATGGTTTAACTAAGTTTAGCATGGAAGAATGCCCACCTAATCATTTCTTTTTAGAATATATAGCAAGACCACAAACTGCTGAAATATTTTTTGAAGATGTATTAATGGCTTGTATATTTTATGGTATGCCATTGCTTGCAGAAAATAACAAACCACGACTATTATATCATTTTAAAAGACGAGGTTATAGAGGTTTTGCAATGAATAGACCTGATAAAATATATACAAAACTTTCTGTTACTGAAAGAGAAATAGGTGGTATACCTAATTCAAGTGAAGATATTAAGCAGGCTCATGCGTCTGCAATTGAAAGTTATATTGAAAATTATGTTGGATTAAGGTCAGATAATACATATGGTGATACTTATTTTCAACGAACACTAAATGATTGGTCAAGATTTGATATAAATAATAGAACAACTCATGATGCTTCTATTAGTTCAGGTCTTGCTATTATGGCTTGTAACAAACATAAATATAGACCTGTTCCTAAAATAGTAAGGCAAAGTTATGATTTAGGAATTAAAAAATATGATAATAGAGGTTCTTTATCAAAAATTATAAACTAAATGAATATAAATTATAATAATAGTGTATTTCCTAGCCAAGTAGTTAGTGATGCTGAAAAATCTTCAATAGAATATGGTAGACAAGTGGCCAGAGCTATTGAAAGTGAATGGTTTATGCAAGGCAGAACTAATGGTAATAGATACTTAACTACATGGAATAATTATAATAGATTAAGATTATATGCAAGAGGTGAACAACCTACACAAAAATATAAAGATGAATTATCTATAAATGGTGATTTATCATATCTTAATTTAGACTGGAAACCTGTTCCTATAATTTCTAAATTTGTAGATATTCTTGCAAATGGTATTTCTAATAAAGATTATGATATAAATGCTTTTGCACAAGATCCAGTTTCAGTAGAAAAAAGAACAAACTACGCTGAAATGTTAGCTCAAGATATGTTTTCAAGAGATTTAATGAAACGTATTACAGATACATTAGGTGATCAATTATTTAATACAGATATACCAGAAGCTCAAATGCCTCAAAATGCAGAAGAACTAGAACTTCATATGCAATTATCTTATAAGCAAAGTATTGAAATAGCTGAAGAAGAAGCTATTAATCAAGTTCTTGACATGAATCGTTGGGATTTAACTAGACGTAGAATAAATTACGATTTAGTTACATGTGGTATTGGAGCTGTTAAAACTAATTTTAATGTATCAAATGGTATAACAATTGATTATGTTGATCCAGCTAATTTAGTATATTCTTATACAGAAGATCCAAATTTTGAAGATATATATTATGTTGGTGAAGTTAAAATGGTAACATTACCTGAAATAGCTAAACAATTTCCTAATTTAGATAATGCTACATTAGAAAAAATACAACAACAAGAAGGTAATAGAAGTTACATGTATGGTTATGGCAATGGTCCATATGATGAAAGTACAGTACCTGTTTTATATTTTGAATATAAAACATATCAAGACCAAGTGTTTAAAATTAAAGAAACACCTAATGGTTTAATAAAAGCTATTGAAAAACCTGATACTTTTAATCCACCAGAAAATGATAACTTTGAAAGAGTTGGTAGAACTATAGAGGTTTTATATAAAGGAGTAAAAATTTTAGGAACAGATTTATTATTACAATGGGGTATGTGTCCTAATATGACTAGACCTTTTTCTGATACAACTAAGGTAGAAATGAATTACGCTATATGTGCTCCTAGAATTTATAAAGGTAGAATAGAATCTACAGTAGGTAGAATTACTGGTTTTGCTGATATGATTCAAATAACGCATTTAAAACTTCAACAAGTTATTGCTAGAATGGTGCCAGATGGTGTATTTTTAGACATGGACGGATTAGCAGAAGTTGATTTAGGTAATGGTACAAACTATAATCCAGCTGAAGCTTTAAACATGTATTTTCAAACTGGTTCTGTTGTTGGTAGATCACTTACACAAGATGGTGAATTAAATAGAGGAAAAGTACCTGTACAAGAATTAACATCAGGATCTGGTCAAGCAAAAATACAAAGTTTAATTAGTACATATAATTATTATTTACAAATGATAAGAGATGTGACCGGATTAAACGAAGCAAGAGATGGTAGTTTAGCAGACAAAGACACGTTAGTAGGTTTACAAAAAATTGCAGCTCAAGCATCTAATATAGCTACTAAACATATTAATAATGCAAGTTTATATTTAACATTAAGAATGTGTGAAAACATATCTAAGAAAATGAAAGATATGTTAGAATATCCATTAACTGCAAATGCGTTAAGAGATAGTTTAAATATATTTAACACAGCTACATTAGAACAAGTTGATAAATTAAATCTACATGATTTTGGTATATTTTTAGATTTAGAACCAGATGAAGAAGAAAAAGCTAAATTAGAACAGAATATACAAGTAGCTTTAGGTAGTGGTGGAATAGATTTAGAAGATGCTATTGAAATACGTCAAATCCGTAATTTATCATTAGCTAATCAAATGTTAAAACAAAAGCGTAGACGTAAATTACAAAGAGAAAGACAAATGCAAGCTGAAATGGCTCAACAACAAGCAGCTGCTAATTCTCAAGCTACACAAGCTGCTGCAGAAGCTGAAGTACAAAAACAACAAGCATTAACTTCAGAAAAAGTAAACTTTGAACAAGCTAAATCACAGTTTGAAATACAACGTATGCAAACTGAAGCGGAAATAAAAAGAGCTTTAATGGCAGAAGAATTTAAATATCAACTGCAATTAGAGCAAATGAAAACTCAGCGTGAAGCAACTAAAGAGCAACAAATAGAAGATCGTAAAGATAAAAGAACAAGAATAGCTGGTACTCAACAAAGTCAAATGATAGATCAAAGAAAAAATGATTTATTACCAATAGACTTTGAAGCTCAAGGCAATCAGTCACCAACTATTTAACATTAATTTTTAATTATATTATATTATGGCAGAAAAAAAGGCGGCCGTAGAGGTCAAGCAAGAAGGTGAATTTACTTTAAAAGGTAAAGTAAAACCTAAAAAACCAAAACAATTAGGTAAAAAAGATAAAGTTTCAAAAATAGACTTATCAAAAGATCCTAATGTTAAAATAGAAGAACCAATAAAAGTTGATTTAACAGAAAAAAAAGAAGATAATGCCGTTCAAGAGCAAAAAACAGAGGGAATACCTGTGGGCGACAAACCCAAAGTTAGCGAGAAAGTGGACGGAGAAGTACGGGTCAGCGATACAGATGTTAAAGAAGAATCTCCGATCGAAGTAATTGAAGAAATAACAGAAGATAAGATAGAAGAAACTCCTATAAAAAATATTGAAAAAGAAGAAACACCTGTTATTGAAACTCCTCAATTACCTGAAAATGTAGATAAACTTGTTAAGTTTATGGAAGAAACAGGTGGTACGGTTGAAGATTATGTAGAATTGAATAAAGATTATTCAAAATTAAACAATGATCAACTTTTACAAGAATATTTAAGAAAAACTAAACCTCATTTAGATTCTGAAGATATTAATCTCATAATGGAAGATTATAAATATGATGAAGAATTAGATGAACAAAAAGAAATTCGAAGAAAAAAGCTAGCTTATAAAGAAGCTGTAGCTAGTGCAAAACAGGATTTAGAAAGCAGAAAAAATAAATATTATGCTGAAATAAAACAAAGACCTGGAGTAACACAAGAACAGCAGAAAGCTATGGACTTTTTTAATCGATATAATAAACAGCAAGAAACTATAAAGCAAACTCAACAAGATTTTAAACAGCGTACTAAAGATTTATTTAATACTGATTTCAAAGGTTTTGATTATAATGTAGGAGATAAAAAATTTAGATATAAAGTTCAAGATCCGAGTAAGATAGCTGAAACTCAATCTAATATTTCTAATTTTGTAGAAAAATTTTTAGACAAAGAAGGAAAGATTAGTGACACTGCAGGTTATCATAAAGCTTTATATGCTGCGATGAATGCTGATAAACTAGCCTCTCATTTTTATGAGCAAGGTAAAGCAGATGGTGTTAAAACCATTGTACAAAAATCTAAAAATCCAAGCGTAGATGCACCAAGGCAAGTTGCAGGTGGGGACGTTTATGTAGGAGGTTTTAAGGTTAAAGCAGTTAGTGGAGCAGATTCATCAAAATTGAAAATCAAAAAACGAACATTTAATAATTAAAATTTAGAAAAATGGCTTTATCCCCACAGTTTGGCTCGCTAGTACCGAGTCAAGTACAGGAAGTTTTACAAGATAACTATTTACAGTGGACAGACGCGGCTGGTGCTAACTTTGCAGATTTTGCACAGCAGTATTTACCGGAGATCTACGAAGCTGAAGTTGAAAGATATGGTAATAGAACCTTATCTGGATTCTTAAGAATGGTTGGTGCTGAACTTCCAATGACAAGTGACCAAGTAATCTGGTCAGAACAAAATAGATTACATATTGCATATGATGGACTTACATTAGCTGGTGCTAACGTTATTAACTGGACAGGTACTCCTGCTGGTGTTACTAACGTTATCTCTGTAGGATCAACAGTAGTAGTAATGGATGACTTTGGAAACGAAGTTAAATGTTACGTTTCTTCTACGGTTCCAGGTGGCGCCGGTGTTGGTACAATTACAGCTTTACCTTATACTGCTGCAACTATTGCTGCTGCTGGTTTAACAGGTACAGTAAAAGTATTTGTATACGGTTCTGAATATGCAAAAGGATCAACAACTCCTAACTTTGATGCAACTGCTTTAGCAACTGCTAATCAAATTATTAGTATTGACCCTTCTTTTACACAATTTTCAAACAATCCTGTTATTATCAGAAATAAATACGTAGTAAATGGTTCTGATACGGCACAAATTGGTTGGGTAGAAGTTGCTACAGAAGATGGCACAGGTGGTTATCTTTGGTATTTAAAAGCTGAGTCTGAAACAAGACTAAGATTTGAAGACTATTTAGAAATGATGTGTATTGAAGGTGAAGTAGCTGCTGTTGGTTCTGCTGCAGTAGGTAACGGTCAGATCGGTACTCAAGGTTTATTTGCAGCTATTGAAGATAGAGGTAATGTACAAGTTGGATTTTCTGCTGCTTCAGGTATTAGTGACTTTGATGATATTCTTAGAAACTTAGATACTCAAGGAGCAATTGAAGAAAACATGTTATTCTTAGACAGACAAACAGCTTTAGATTTTGATGATATGCTTGCTGCAATTTCATCTGGATCTTCAGGTGGTACTGCTTATGGATTATTTGAAAACTCAGAAGAAATGGCTTTAAACTTAGGTTTTAGTGGTTTCAGAAGAGGTTCTTATGATTTTTATAAGACTGACTGGAAATATCTAAACGATGCTTCAACTCGTGGTGCTATGACTGGACCAAACTCTATTGAAGGAGTTTTAATTCCTGCTGGTACTACTACTGTTTATGATCAAATTTTAGGAACTAACATCAGAAGACCTTTCTTACACGTAAGATATAGAGCTTCACAAACTGATGATAGAAGAATGAAATCTTGGTTAACAGGTTCTGTTGGTGGTGCATTTACTAGTGATCTTGATGCAATGGAAGTTAACTTCCTTTCTGAAAGATGTTTAGTAACTCAAGCTGCTAACAACTTTGTATTATTCAAAGGAGTGTAATCACTATTTATAGGTAAGGGCGCTTCGGCGCCCATATACCTTAATTATTTAATTATATTATATTATGACAAAAAAGAAAACACAAAAAGTGGTAGTTGAAGAAACACCACAACAACAGTTTACAAAACCAGTTAAAAAAGACAACTGGGAAGTAAAAGATAGAATTTATTTACTAGAAGGAAATAAAGAACCTTTAACATATACTATACCAAGTAAACATACTAGAAAACATCCATTATTATGGTATGATGCAGGAAAAGGAGAACAAAGAGAACTTAGATATGCAACTAATATGTCTAGTCCATTTGTTGATGAGCAAAAAGGTGAGGTTACACTTGGTCATATTACTTTTAGAGATGGTGAGTTAAAAGTTCCTAAAGAACAAGTTAATTTACAAAAACTTTTAAGTTTATATCACCCTTATAAAGATTCTAAATATAGAGAATTTAAACCAATTAAAATTGCTGAAGATGAAGTAAAAATTATTGAATGGGAGATTGAAGCATTAAATACTGCTAAAAACATGGATATTGATTTAGCAGAAGCCATTGTAAGAGTAGAATATGGTTCTAAAGTAAATCAAATGAGTTCTAAAGAATTAAAAAGAGACTTATTGTTACTTGCTAAGAAAAATCCTAGATTATTCTTATCGTTAGCTGCAGATGAAAATGTACAATTAAGAAATTTTGCAATAAATTCTGTAGAACAAAACATTATTAGAATTTCACCAGATAATAGATCTGCGCATTGGGCTAGTAATGATAGAAAATTAATGACAATTCCTTTTGATGAAAACCCTTATTCAGCTTTAGCTGCTTGGTTTAAAACTGATGAAGGTGTAGAAGTATATAAGTCTATAGAAAAAAGACTAGTATAACACTAAATAAATACAAGGCGGATTCGTCCGCCTTTGTATTAAATTAATAAAAATATAATGGTAAACGTAGATACAGTATATCAAACAGTATTATTAATACTTAATCAACAACAGCGCGGGTATATGACTCCAGATGAGTTTAATAAAGCTGGTACACAAGCTCAATTAACTATATTTGAAGGATATGCAAGCGACTTAAATCAACAATATCGTTTATCACAAAATGACACTGAGTATTCTAATCGTATAAAAAACATTGAACAAAAGCTTCAGTTTTTTCAAAGAACAGCTACTCCTACCATTATTGGTACAACAAGTAGTTTTAATATATTAGATACTACAGCTCCAATTGATGCGCCTGTGGTTGCGGGAACAACTGATACTTTATATAGATTAGGATCTGTGTTTTATAAAGATCAAGATCTAGGTCAATATGTTCAACCTAATGAGTTAAGACAATTATTGCTTTCCCCTTTAACTCAACCTACAATAACTTTTCCTATATATACATATGAGAACAATATTATAACATTGTATCCTACTACGATAAATAGTGATATAACTATTTCTTATTTAGCTAAACCTCGAAATATTAAATGGGATTTTACTACTGATTTAACAACTGGGGCGTATTTATATGCGTCAGGATCATCAATTCAGTTTGATTTAGATGTAACAGAGCAAGATGAATTAATATTAAGAATATTAGCTTATGCAGGATTAATAATACAAGATCCTACAATAATTTCCGCAGCTTCACAAGCGGTTGCTGCACAAGATGCAAATGAAAAACAATAAGATATGCCAACACCAAATGGAGGTTTAATAATAGAAACCAATGAACAATATTACGCGGGTGCGCAGGGATTTGTAGGTGATAACACTACTGATAAATATACTTTTACTTTTAATACAAAATTAAAATTAGGCAGTGCTGATCCCGCTAATGCTAACTATGCTTTAAATAATTTTAAACTTTATGCTAGTGCTGATGGTATAACTTATACAGAAGTAACAGCTGTTAATTGGCCAGCTATTTACCCATACACTGTAAATGCTGTAGACAATAATAATAGTATAATTGATTTAGCAGGAAACCTGCCAACTAATCATGTTTTAGTTTGTCAATTAAAAACTATGGATGGTGGTACATTTGGAGATAGAGATGCTTATGGTATGACTGTAGAACAAAACTATGGAAGTTATTCATATCTTACATTGAAAGATATAGTTAATAATTTTATTGTAGGATTTGTAGGTCAGGATAAATTAATCCCTAGAGCAAATAGAAGTGATATAATATTTCATGCAAAACGCGGTTTGCAAGAATTTAGTTACGATACATTAAAAAGTATTAAATCACAAGAACTCACAATACCTCATAATTTAAGTGTAATATTACCTCAAGATTATGTTAATTATGTTAGAATATCTAGAATAGATGATTTAGGTGTTCAACGAATAATATATCCTGCAAATAATTTAACAAACTCTCCTTATGAAATGCCTATACAAGATGAAACAGGAGAACCTACTCAAGATAATTTTGGTGAAAATTTAGAAGGAACTTCAATTACAGAAAAAAGATGGGGTGATGCTAATACAAATTTAATTAGTCAAAACTTTGATTTACGTCTATATAATGAAGGTATGGACTGGGCTGGTTATAACTGGGGTTATGGCGGTTATTGGTATTGGGGTTGGGGTGAACAATATGGTATGTCGCCACAATATGCTCAATACAACGGGTGGTTTAATATGAATGAAAGAGAAGGTAAAGTTTCTTTTTCTAGCAATTTAGTAGGCCAACTAATAATATTAGAATACATTTCTGATGGACTTGCTTATGATTTAGATAGTAGAATACCTAAATTAGCAGAAGATGCT